TCATTTTGCATACAGTTAGCTAATGTTCTATACATCAGCTCTGCTTTTAACTCGCCTGTAATTCTTTTTTCTATCTCTAATATAAGATTATTGCTTAATAATGCTGTTTTCATATTTATACTGTTAAATCATTAATAATAGGTTCTGTTGATATAATTTTAGTTACAGGTATTCCAGTTCTTTCAGTAATATATTTTTCATCTACTTCAAAACCTGCATTTTTCAAAGTTAATACTAATTCAGCAGTTACCTTATTATTAGCATCTTCTTTTTCTCTAGTTTCTTCTTTTTCTTTGTCATTAGAGAATTTAAACTTTAACTCATCAGGGATAGATATACCCAAAGCTCTCATTTTAGGTAATACTTGTGCGTTCATAAAATGCTCTATATACCTACCATCCATTATCTCTATATCCTCTAAAGCTTCTTGTCCTTCTTGAGTATTACCAAGCTTACCTGATACACTATCTAAAGCATCAGCATGACCTAAGATAATCTTACTTATCTTTTTTTCACATCTTTGCTCTAAGTTATCGTAACCTGCAAAACCATTATGCGCGTGTTTAGCTTCTAAAAAAACAATTTCATCTTCAGGGTCAAAGATACCATATCCTGCACTACCCATATCCCTTAGCATATTTTCTAAAGTACCTCTTTCTAATTCAGTAGTCTTAGTAGTCTTAGCATATCTAAATGGTTGTGCAAACAACTCTACAAAATCTCCATTGTAACCTAATAGGTTTCTTAGGAATATTTCATATATACCACATCTGTATAACAAACCATAACCACAAGGACTTACTCCATTTTCACTAGGTGTAGTTGCGTAAAATGTCCAATCATTATATGGCTCTTCAGTAAAATTAATACCCTGCAAAGCATATACATAACTTACCACCTGAAACCTATCAGGACTTATATTATGTCTTTTAATGATTTTAACACCTGTTAAGCTGTTATTTTCTATACCATCAAAGTTAATAAGGTTATAACCATAAAAAATGGCATCTAATGCGTAATTGATTACATCATGACACCATTGTTCTTTAAACTTTTCACTCCATTCTTCATTAACTTCATTTTCAGAATTAACAAGCTTATAGTCTTTTAATAAGGTTAATCCTTTTCTTTTTTGCATACAAGCATAAACGTGACCATTTAAACTAGTATCTCCAAATAACCTTTGCATCATTACCCTATGTGGATAATAAGCTAACTCTGCTTCTGTAATTGCATCTCTCCAGCTCTTTACATCTTGTCTTATCCTTTGTAACTGTACCTTAGCAATATATTTATCTATATGCTGTGGTATTTCTTCTCTAAAGTTACCATCACCACCACCAGTCAACGGATTAACAGTAGGAAACCAATAATTCTTTATATCTGATAATAATCCCATTTTAATATGTATTTATATTTTTAACATTACTACCATATCTGATTCTCAATCCTACATTAGGTTGCAATAAAGGAATATCTGCTGTGATAGCATCTTCTCTACCTCCTGCTGACCTTAACCACTCAATAGCGTAATCAGCATTATCTTTTCTTACTTGTGGTACGTTATTAGGAGCTATTAAGATATGTATCTTACTTAAACATAAATCCAACATTATTCCTATCAACTGCTGACTTCTGTTATCTCCATTAACCCAAGTGATAGGCTGCCATGAAGTGCTGTAACTAGGCGTAACACCTGTATTAGCAATTACACAATTATATATCTGACCCCCGTAGTTAACTTTATTACCTACTACATAAGCAGTTACAGCACTATAAGAAGCAAAATTACTAGGTATATTATAAACTTCTACTCCAGTAAAGCTATAAGCAGTACCTGCGCCCCAATATGTTACTCCATTAACAACATCATTAGGCATTACACCAACATTGTTAACAACACATTTATAAATCTTGCCATTATAAAAAACAAAATCTCCAAGGCTGTAATAAGTCTTGCTGTTATAAGCAGGATATGGTATTTTAACATAATATAAAGCATATTGCGCTCCTACCAATTTCCATTTAACAGGATTCCAAGCTGCCGCTACTGTAATAGCAGTAGTACATTGATATACATATCCACTAAATGATACCAAAGCATCTAAAGCATAAGTGCTAGTAGCACTAAAAGCAATAGCATCTAACTCAAACCTGTTATCGGAATAATATGTAGTAGCACCTGTCCATACATTAGTATCAGTAAACTCTTGGTTTACATCGTATTTCTGTACCAAATAACTAATTACCTCTGCTTGTGCCTCTAATTCGCAGGATAATCTTACCGCATCTCTATTGCCAGTAATTTGGTCTAATTGTGTTTTTTGAATACGCTTATTGTAATAATCGTATAGTCTTAAATATCCCATATAGCAAAATTAATTAAATAATCAATTAATATCCATGTTTACTGTGATTATTTTTACCTAATGTGTAAGTTATTCCATTATCTCCCTTTTGATACCCTTCATAATCAGTAGCAAATGCACTACAAATGAAATAATCCAAGCAATTATGGACTAAAATGTTATTAGCAAAGAATTCGTGTTTATCTTCTACCATTATATCATAAACTCTTTGATTTTGCTCTAAAGGTTCTTGCTGCAACTCTTTTTCTGCATTTATCGCTGCAATACACAGGTTGTCTTGTAAGAAATTTTCTTTTTGATTCTGTTCCACATTCCTTACATTTAATTTCAACAATTTTAATCCTTGATAAAGATAATTCACTATGAAATTTTTTTCCTTCTTCTGAACCATGCCATTCAGATGCTTTTGGTCTTGCAAATTTTTCAAGGTTATCTCTACTTTGTTGCTTTCTTGTTTCACATTCCATATGTAATTTAATATGCTGTGTTTTTTCAATAAGTTCAAGGTTTTCAATATTATTATTGAGTGAATCCCCATCTTTATGATGTATAACATAGCCATTTGGAATTTCTCCAATTTCAGTTTTATATTTGAAGATATGTAATCTTGTTTTTTTACCTTCAAATCTTCCTGTATAATAAACTCTTTCACTTCTTCCTTTTCCGTTTGGATATCTAGTGAATTTAACTCCTTTGTAAATAATAATGTCTGTTTCCATAAATTCGTTTTTTCAACAAATATACAAAAAGTAATCAAATTATTCTCAAGTAAGGACTTTATTTTATTTATCTCTATAAATCCATATTCTTTAGTATATATTTTATGGTCAGGAGTACAAATTATTTTATTACCTGCAATAGTATATTCATAAACTTTTTTAATTCCTTTATCCCATACTTTTAATACTTTTTTATATCCATCCCTTGTTAATACTAAATCTCCTATATTAATTTCATCAATTCTTTTATTTCCATCAATAGTTTTAACTAATGTGCTTCCTATAAAACAATCCGACATATGCCCATACTCCTCATATCTTATGCCATTAGCATCAGTTTTCTTAGTCTTACTCTTAGTTCCATCAGCTCCCTGTTGTACATTACTTAAATCTTTTATAGTTTCTTTACAGCTGTTGTCAATAATTATCTTAATACCTCTATGCTCATTATACATAATAGTATTTATAAATAATCCCCTAGTAAATACACTAGGATTACTTCTTCTTACCCTTAACTGCGGATTAATCTCTTTAAGCTCGTTTTTAATTAGTCTATATAGATTATATCCCTTTTCTAGTTTAACGTCTTGCTTTTGGCTTGTAGCATCTCCAGTGATGACAAATCCTCCTTTATGATTACCATATCTTCTCTTTATCTCTTTTGTCATACCCTCAACAGTATTATTAGGGTTTCTCATAGGTAATTCATCAATCTGCTTAGCAACCTTACCCTCTACCTGCCATACCTGACAACTGAAATATGGGTGTACGTTTTCATCAATACTTAGCCATATAGGTAAATTAGGATTTAAACTTACATTACCTACGTGCTTATCCATATTAAACTCTTTGTAAAACTCTGTACCCCTCTTCTGCTGAAAATCCCAGTTACCCTCCACAAACACCTCATACTCGTATCTAGGCATATTCTGTCTTAAACTTTCAATATAGTCTTTACTTAAATGAGGATTATCATATAACTTAGCAGGTATATAAGCCCATTTAGGAGGTAAAGTACCTTCTATGTAAGGAATATAAAATTTATCCTTTACCCACCCTTGAGTAGGGTTACAAGTACATAATATCTTAACAGGTACGTTTCCTGCTCCATTCCAAGAACCACTCCTCTCAATAACTTTATTAAATGTTTCTTCCTGTATCTCGTTAATCTCATCAATACCTGCACCGTTAATCTCTAAACCCCTAAACCTATTTAACTCCTTATCACTAGCGTAACTTTCAGCCATAAACATAATCTGACTGCCATTAAATAAAGTAGCTGTCATAGTATTGTTATCCCATGTTTTAATATATTGCTGAAACCCCTCACTTAGCAACTGCCTAAAACTTACTAAGATAGTTCTTTCAATATTGCTATAACTGGCACGTATTATCAACCATCTACTCTTAGGGTATTTAAATGATAAAGTAAATAGTTCTATAAGTAACCAAAAGGACTTACCACCCCTAATAGCACCTCCATACAAAACAATATCGTTATTCTGTAATATCTTATGAGCCTCTTTCTGTTTTGGTGTTGGGTTAACGTGCATATATCAATTATTAAATTCTAGTAAGTAAGTTTTGTAATTGTCATTAAACAAATGTTCCGTTTCCGTTATGCAATCATGCCAATGTAAGATTAAGCCTCTAGGTGCATTTTGTTCTAAGTCTATAATTATTTCATACATATTAATAAAATAACCCTCCATAAACTCTACTAAACCTCCTTTTATATCATCTACATAGCATTTAAAGGTAATACCTTGCTTTATCTCAAAGTCTTTAATGTATGAATTGCATACCTTCTCAAAGTCGTTCTTTAATGTCATAATTCGATTAATTCATCTAGTTCTAATTCTGTTATATTAAAAGTTTTAATTATCTCAATAAAACTTGCATAGCTTAACCCCATTTCCTTGGCTGTAAGGTAAACACTAACAATATCATAGATATATACTTTATTTGCGTTAAAGTGCTTAAAAAGGTCTTGTTTTGTCTTGTAGTTCTGATTCATCATAGTTTATTATTTCTCTTATATCAAATTTATCATATTTGCACAAAGCGTATATATAAGCATTGGTATACTTACCAAAGTATTCATCTATTTTTTTAATACTTCTATCATTTCTGTAAATATAATACATATGCTTTTTCTCATTGTTAAAATACTTTCTTTTCTTTCTAGCATACATATTGCTTTTTAACGTAATTACACCAAGCTTTATAATTCTTATATTCTTTCTTAATGGTTTCAATATCAACGCTTTGCTTATTATACTTTTCATCTATATAACAGCTAAATAAATCTGCTGTATTTAGGTCTATATTCTTAACTATAAGGTTGTAACCAATAGCGTTAAACATTTGATACTCAAAGCTATAATGCCATAAGTTATACTTGGTATTATAAGATAGATTAATATAAATAGTATTCATTTTAATTTAGTGTTTTAAATTTTACATTAATGCTATTAGTTGATTCGTTAAATTGGATAGAATCAAAAATTAACCCCGTTTCTTTTTCATGCTTTGCAATAACTTTGTTTAGTTCTGTTAATACGTTTTGCTGTATTGTTTCCAATTCGCTACTTGTGTTATTCACTAGTAAGGACTTTATTGTTATTGTTTTTATACTCATAGCTTTATTTGTTGGTTTTATAGTTTGTTTGTTTATACGCTTGCATTGTTTTGCATTAATTACATTTTATATTAATTAATCTTATTTGTTTTGTTTAATCTACTTTAAGACTAATTATTCAATTTAAGGTACTTTATAAACGTTTTAAGCTACTTTTATATTAATTAGGATAATTTGTATATCTTATCTTATAATAATGCTTTAAAACGCTTTATTTAAAGTATTCAATACTTTTTATCTTATTATAGGCTTTAAGCATCTGCGATACTTAAGCCTTATTTAGTTATAGTTTAGCTATACTTTAACTAAGTACAATATATATTTAAATAAAGTACAATTACATTAGGAATTCTCAGTAGTCTATATATATTTAACTATATTAATTAGTATATATATATAGTATATTATATATAGTATATTAATATTATATATATATCGTAGATGTATATATAATATATTATAATATACCTAAGGTATATTATAATGTAAAATGCGGGTTTCAGGCGTTTTTCAAAAAAAACATTATTAAAATATCGAAGATGTTTTAATAATATACTCCTCATTAAAGATTTGCATCATTATTCAATTAAGCAATTTCAAAGAACTATTAAAAAAAAAGGACTGAAAATAACGAAGTTGTTTGAAGTCTTATGCTTTGCTTTCCTCATTACTTTCATTCTCTTTATTATCCTCCCTTATCTCAATTGCCTTAACCTCCTCAACCTCTTGTATTGGTTCGGTCCAGTCAATAACAACAGGCTGTTGTATTGTCAATTCAGTTTCTTGCCTTTCTATGTAACCTCTTTTCTTGCCTTGTGTTTTTAAATAAAAAAGTATTGCCACGATATCCCCGTCCTTAATCTTACCGATTAATTTATCCTCAACGAAATCCAATGCAATATTTTTAATATCATCTATTTGCATCTTAAAATCATCATCTGAATTATAATACCTATAAAAAGCAGTCCTGTCAATACCTAACATATCGCAAGTTTTAGATACATTACCCAGCGTTTTTACCATACCCTCTATTATTAGGGTTTTTTTATGTTGCAAAGTGTTGCTTTGAACCTCATTTTGACTCAAAAAAATACCCTTATTATTATTATTTGATTCACTCATATATCATGTGTTTATCTTATGCATACAAAAAAAGCTAAAAATCCCTACAAAAAACAATCAAACAAATAAAACAATACATTTTATTTAAAATTATTCTACCTCATTTTCAGTTAGTTATAACTTATTTTAAATATATATTACATTTACTATTGTAAACTTAAAAAACATTACTACATTTGTAACAGAAACAACAAACAAACTAACCTTTAAAACTTAGAAATTATGAAAACTGTATTTTCAAACTTTGATTTAATTCACACGTTTGCGCAACAAACACAAAGTGAAGGGCGCACCTCAAACAATTCATTATTTTTTAAAAATAATAAACTTTATTCTTGGGGCCACCATTATTTATTATGTGAATTTATAGACCCTTTTACTGTTATAATTAACGATAAAGGTTATTCAGTAAGTACAAGAAAACATATAATTATAACAGAAAATGCCACAAGACAATTCAGGCAATTATTTTTGCGTGATATAGATTTAAACTTTGTTTATAATGAAATAATTAACGATAGCAAAAAAATAATAACAGCCAGAAAAAAAGATATATATGCAACCGCTATAAAAAATAAATATGAAACTTTAAAATCTTATTTATTAGAATTTAACAAAGAAAACATTTTATCAGATGCAAAATTTATTGAAATAACAGAAATATATAATAACATTAATTCAAATTTTGACCAATATATTAATGATGCAAAAATAAGACTAGCAAAAGAAAAAGAAAAAGAAAGAATTAAGTTTGAAATTGATTTAAATAAGTTTCTTAATCATGAAGTTGATTATATATATAAAAATAATATAGCCGAGGATTTTTTAAGAATTTCAATTGATAAAAAACAAGTTCAAACAACACAAGGCGTAAAAATTGATATTAATGAGGCTAAAAAATTATATCAATTAATTGAAAACAAAGTAGATATTAAAGGTTATAAAATACAAAATTACACTGTTATTTCTATAAATGGACATTTAAAAATCGGTTGTCATAATATAAATATTAAAAATATGCACGAAATAGGACAATTAATAAAAACTATTTAAAAATACTTGTTTAATCAATTTCTTTATTTACATTTGTAAACATAAAACTAACCAATTTAAAAACCTTACCACTATGAAAAACTATAAAACATTTTACGAAAACACGATAATTGATAATATTGATTTTGAAGGTTATGAGAATATAAAACAAAATACCCTTTTTGATAAAATCAATTCAGTATATGATACTTTTATAATTGAATACGGCCACGAAATAAAAAGACAAGGTAATATAAAAGCTTTTACCGAATGGTTGCAAGGCTTACCAAGTGTGTTAACAGTGCCTTTTTATTACTATGAAATTTTAGAGAATGCAAAAAAATTCAATATAGATTTTTTTACGGTTACTTGTATCATAGACAATGACCCCCCTAATGAAATAATGCTTGAAGGGGAAAGCTTATCGAGAAAGGAAGACATTTTTTTAAATGCTTACTTTGAAAATTTAGCAATTGCATTTTTTGACTTAAAAAATAACCTTTAAAAAATAGAAACCATGAGAAACGATATATATAATAATTTCAAAGAAATTATAAAACAGAATGCTATTAATGAAAAAAGAAATAATAAGAATGATAAACCAATGATTAGAGAAAATTTAAATAATTTACTTGATAGCTTAACAAGGCAATTAAATTACTTAGCCATGATTGAAAAAATAAGCTTAAAACAAAGCGAATTATATATTAACTGGCTTACTTCATACGTTTGCAAAATTCAGTCTTAAAAATAATTAAACCTTTAAAACCTTATTATTATGAAAATTACTAGCAATAAATCAAAAAGACATTATACGATAAATGTAGGTTATGCAACATATAGAACTTTATCAATGGATAAAATAGAGTTTGAAAGTGCCTATTATTGGACTGAAAACGATTGGAAACAATTTCTGAAAACAGATGAATATTATAAATTATAAAATTTACAACTATGAAAAAGTTTCAATTTAAATTAAAACATGATGCAGGTATTTTAAACCTTAAAGTAAATGCAATAAACAAATTAAATGCTGTAAAATACGTACTTAATTTAAACGATAATAAATTTTTAATACTAGATATTAAACAAGTAATTTAAACCCCTTAAAACTTACTAAAATGAATAAAGATATTTTAATAAATAAAATTTACGATTACATTTCAAATGTTTTGATAAAACAAAATAAATTAATTGATATTAATATTTTATATGGGGATGGGTCAAGGTTTCAAAATGATTTTAAAACTTTTGAAATTGTCTATAATGAAATAAAAAAATACTTAAATAATTAACCTTAAAACCTTACTAAAATGAATTTAAAAGAACTTGATAATTTATTAAACCATTGCAAAAAAGACCCTGAAAATAACAAAGAAATAATAATCTACTACGAAAAAAAACGTATCGAATTAATTAATAAAATAGAATCAACAATAAAAAGCAGGTTAAAAAATGAATTGAATATTAATATTTAAAACTTACTAAAATGAAATCATATAAAATTTATTTATTCGGTGACTTAATTTACAAAACGAATTGTGTTTTAATAGCAAACAGATATAAAGAAACTTATAAAAAGGAATTACAAAAATATATTATAATAAAATAATTAACCTTTAAAATTTACCTATATGAAAACGAACGTTAAAACAATTTACCCACCTAGAAGGTGTCAAAACTTTAATCATTGGGCCGAATACATTAAAGAAAGCGTACAAAAAATAAAGCTTAAACAGAAAACAGAAAGCGAAAACAAAATAATTTATAATCTTAATTTAAAATAGTTATGGAAACCGCAAAATATATAATAGAAAACGAAAATAAGATAGAAACCTTGGAAACTTACACCTTGCCTGAATGGTTTATTTATCCTTTAAAATACGATGATTCTACACAGTTAACATTTACCGAAATAATGATTTTGTTTAATTGGTATGAATTAAAAATGAATGATAAAATCGAATTTAAATTAATTAGTGTGGGAGACTCTTTCGAAGGTGTAACCGATGAACTGGAAAGCGAAAACGAAAACAAAGAAATGTTATGTAGGTTTACTTTTTTAGTTATTCGAATAAATAATTTTAAAAAACCAAAAACGAAAGTAAAAATGTTTACATTTGAAAACGAAAACGAAAAAGAAACCTTTGCCGTTTTTATAGACAAATGCAAAGGCGAAAAGCTCGAGGTTTATTCAAATGTCAATCAACACTGCTCAAATTATTATAAAGATTATTTAAAACAATGTAGAAAATGTACCTCTCAAGAAAGAAATTTATTAATGTCTGAACTCAGGGCCATAGGATACGACATAGAAGAAGATTAACAGAAGATAGAAGATAGAAGATAGAAGATAATTTAACCCTTAAAAACCAACAAATCATGGAAACTTTAACAGAAAATTTTAACAGAAAAACAATTAATAAAATTAATATCATTTCTAATTTAGTTTATGATATTCAAAGAAAAAAAATAGCTACAGTCTTTTTATCCTATTCAGGCCACGTTAACAAAATAGATGTTAGAATTTATAAAAACTTTGACATTGATAATATGGAAATTGATAATATAAACAATATTAATTTTGATTTTATTAACCTAGATGAAGGCGAAAAATCTAATCGAATTAGTTTATTAATCGAATATTTACAAAATTGTTTAATTGCCAATGAA